TGGGATGGAACGTTGGGCGATTAATATGGCTTAAATATTCAGCGAAGTATAATGAACCATGTATATTACACATTAAAGAATTTAGATTTAATGGTAAAGGTTTTAAAGGGTTAAGAGCTATCGCCAGTGAGACGATAGAATACGAATATATAGATAAATTTCATTTAAGAAAAGATACAAAAGAGTTTTACAATAAAGCAATACAAAAATGGCTATAACAATTAAAAGAATTACATTAGATAAAGAGGTGGATGTATTTGATATTACAGTACCTGAAACGCAAACATTTTTTGCCAATGGCATTGCCGTTCATAATTGCAATGAAATTTACCTGAGTACGAGTAAAGATGAAAGCTTTGTTTGCAACCTGTCATCAATCAACCTTGAACGTTGGGATGACTTGAAGGATACTGATGCAATTGAAACATTGGTGTACTTCCTTGATAGTGTAATGACCGAATTCATTGACAAGACTGAAGGGATGGCACATATGGATGCTCCTCGTCGGTTTGCAATCAATCAGCGCGCATTGGGTGTAGGCGTTCTTGGATGGCATAGTTACTTGCAAAGCAAGAGCCTAGCATTTGAGAGTATGGAAGCCAAGATGGAAAATATCGGCATCTTTAAAACACTGCGTGAAAAGTGTGACACTGCTACCGAACAACTTGCGCACCTGTATGGCGAACCTGAATTGCTCAAAGGTTATGGCCGCCGCAATGCTACTACAATTGCTATTGCACCAACCACAAGTTCATCCTTTATTCTTGGTCAAGTAAGTCCAAGCATTGAACCTCTTAACAGCAATTACTTTGTTAAAGATCTTGCAAAGGGTAAATTCACATACAAGAATCCATACCTGACGAAGTTGCTTAAAAGCAAAGCCTTGGACAACTCTGAAACATGGCGTGATATTCTTATTCATGGCGGTAGCGTTCAACACATGACAACACTAACTGATGAAGAAAAAGCTACCTTTAAAACCTTTGGTGAAATTCCTCAAAAGGAAATTGTTATTCAAGCGGCTCAACGTCAACGATATATAGATCAAGGACAAAGTCTCAATCTAATGATTGCACCTAAAGCCAAACCAAAAGAAGTAAACGAACTGATGATTTTTGCATGGGAAAGCGGAGTAAAAGGATTGTATTATCAACGTAGTGCAAATCCTGCTCAAGAGCTAGCACGCAGCATCATGACATGTTCAACCTGTGAAGCGTAAACACTATGATTGAAACCAATAAATGTCCAGGCTGCAAACACGTTTATGAAATCATTTGGGATGATGATAACACCGAGTATTATAATGACGTTGAAGATGACGAAGATGAGTTTGATGAGCTTGAAGAGTTATACCCTGAGTATTGTCCTTTCTGTGGCATTCACCGCAATTACAATACAGAGGTGGATTCGAGCGATGACGAATTGCTCTGATATATAATACATGGGAGACTGGTATTATGCAGGAGAAATTTTTAGTGTAAATGATGCAGTGGAAAAGATTGCGGATGGATATATCGGATTCGTATATGAAGTGACCGACAATACCAACGGCAAGAAATACATTGGAAAGAAACTGTTAACAACCACCAAAAAGCTGCCTCCTCTTAAAGGAACAAAGCGTAAACGCAAAAAGGTGGTTCATAGCGATTGGCAAACATATTATGGAAGTAGTGAGGTCGTTAAAGAATTGGTTGAAGCACGGGCGGACTCCTTCTCAAGAGAAATACTTGATTTTTGTAAAGCAAAAGGAGAACTATCCTACATTGAAGCAAAGTATCATTTTGAACGAGAAGTGCTGTTAAGTGAAGATTACTATAATCAGTTTCTCGGGTGTCGCATTCATTCAAAGCATGTGAAAAATTTATGGAAAAAGTAGTTTACATTCTTTCATTTTTAGATTATAATTACATAACAACCAAATCAAAATGATTCTAATCGATTATAGTGGCATTGCCATTTCAAGTGTATTTAGCCAAGCAAAGAGCGATAGGATTGAAGAGGATTTTCTTCGCCACACCATTCTTAACAGCCTACGCATGTATAACCTTAAGTACCGCGATAAGTATGGTAAGATGGTTATTGCCTGTGATGGGGGAAGCTGGCGTAAAGATTACTACCCACAATATAAAGCGGCGCGTCGTAAGAATCGCGAAGAGAGCACAATGGACTGGAAGGAAATCTTCCGCGTTCTTAATAAGATCAAGAGTGAGATTATTGAGAACCTGCCATACACTGTAATTCAAACCGATAAGGCCGAAGCTGACGATGTTATTGCCGCACTGGTGGAAACAACACAAGAGTTTGGCAACTATGAGCCTGTTATGATTATCAGCGCTGATAAAGACTTTATCCAATTGCAGCGTTATGATAATGTCTCGCAATGGAGTCCTATGACCAAGAAGCTCATTACTGATAAAAATCCAGCACGCTATCTGATGGAACATGTTCTTAAGGGCGATAGCGGTGATGGCGTACCTAATGTTCTTAGCGGCGATAATACCTTTACTGACTCTATTCGTCAGACCCCATTGCGTGCAACTAAGATTGACGAATGGATTGCAGCTGATAAGGCAGGCACATTGCAAAGTGTTATGCCTGAAGAAACATATCGCAATTACATTCGCAACCGTACCGTAATTGACCTTGAGATTGTACCAGCTGACGTGCGTAATACTATCCTTGCGGAATATGCTGCAGCTCCTGTCAAGAACAATAGCAAGGTACTTAATTACCTGATAGCAAATCGATGCAATATGCTTATTAGCAGTGCATCAGAATTTTTCACCAAATAAAAACATATGATTAAAAGAACGCATGAACGATTACCTCATGAGGTATTTGAACAATTGGAAAAAACAACAAGCATCGATGAGCGAGTTTCTATATTAAGAAATAATCTTACCCAGGCAGTTCAAATGGTTTTACAAGCTGCATTTAAGACTGAGTTATATTTGGATCTTCCAGAAGGTGCTCCTCCATATAGAGTTGACTCTAATCCGGCCGGGTTGCAACCTTCTCCATTAAAACAACAGATTCAAGTTTTACCAAGTTTATTAAAGCGCAATACTCGTATATCTCGTATTCGTAAAGAGACTCTGTTTATACGTTTAATTGAAGGCGCGCATGCTAAAGATGCTCTTATCTTAATTGCCATGAAAGATAAAAAACTATCTGAATTGTATCCGTTACTTACAGAATCATTGGTTCGCACTGCATTTCCAAATCTAATTTAAAGATGACATATACATTTAAGTGCGCATCATGTGAACATGAATGGGAGGCTAGTATGAGTATGTCTGAACGTGATGTGCCGCTAAGTGAGCCGTGTGTAGCCTGTGCTGCATCTGGTGAAGGCATTGTCAAACGTATTATTGCTTCACCGGGTATTTCATATGCTGGTGGACAAACAATCCTACAGCGAGCGGGGAGTGGATGGAATGATGTTTTAAAAAAGATTCAAAAAGGCAGCGGACATTACGCGAGAAAAAACATGGAAACCCGATAAGAGATATGGGCAAGAGTAGAAAAAATAAAGGTGCAAATAGCAGCAAAGGGTCATATTATGATGACTCATACCATAATCCAAATAAAAAACTAAAGAAGAGCAAACACAATGACAGTCGTAAAGACAAGAGTGTTGAAAAAGGCATCTTTATAGATTGGGACAGTATTTAATGGCGCATAGAACTTTTATACACAATCCTGTGTCATTGGGTTATGATGACTTAGGCGATGCTAGTATCCCAGGCACTCGCTTATATGTTACACCGCAAGGAAATAAGTATCCAAGTATTACAACTGTATTAAGCGTACGCGGCAAGGAAGCTATCTATGAATGGCGTCGACGCGTAGGCGAAGAAGAAGCTAATCGAATTACGCGTCATGCATGTGCACGTGGAACAGCAATGCATTCCATTGCTGAGAAGTATCTTAACAACGAACCGGATATATACAATAAGGACGAGATGCCTCATGTTGTAGCACTGTTCCGTAGTATTCAGCCAGTCCTTGACAAAAACATAGGACGTGTTGTAATGCAGGAATGCCCGCTGTATAGTGACCATCTTGGAATTGCTGGAAGAGTCGATCTCGTTGCAGAATATGAAGGAAAACTTAGTATTATCGATTTTAAAACCAGTAAGCGGGTTAAAACACGTGAAGAGATTAGCAACTACTTTATACAATTGTGTGCATATGCAATTATGTTTGAGGAGCGCACAGGCATA